GGGCTGCCTTGCGGTCCCCTATTAAAAGGGCCTGGACAAAGTTGCCTGCTGCCTCGCGGTTGAAATCAAGTACCATAGTTATTTTTTTGCTTTCTGAACTTGGTTGGAAGGTGTTTTGCTCGGATCGCGTTTTTGCCCAGCCTTAGGTACCTTCGGCGTCGACGACGGCACGTTGCCGCCCGCCGAGCCTGTCATCCCGTCAAGTTGCTCGAAAACGAGCGACTTGCGGCTAGACTCTGCATTCTCTACTGCTTTAACTTGCTGTGCTGTGAATCCACAGAACTTGCCTAGCCATTCCCCTAGCGGAACCAGGGCTTCAGCGCCCGCGGTCGCGTAGCGAGCAAGGGCTTCAGTGAGGTCTTTGGCAACCTGGGCTCGCTCAATCTCATTGAGCGCGGCCATAGGTTCCCAGCGGATCATGTACGGTAATGGCTGATCTAACTGGGCAGTAGGCGTTGGAAGCACACCCATTTGGATCATGCGATCGATAGTTACCCTGATGATGTTTGGAGATACGTGGCGTTCTTTCCGCAGTGCTATCCGCTCACGCCAAGTAATAGTGTCTTGGGGACTATCTAGCTGACCCTGCTGGGATCCCTTAAACGACTGCTGCGGCACTCCCTTGGCGATAGCGATCAACATCAGCAAGTTGTTGGTACAACTTGTAGGATCGCTGATCTGGGGTGCTAGGGACTTGACAGTAACGCCGACCATGGTAATATACCGCTGGAGGCCTTGTGCGTAGGCCTTAACGTCCTCTCGGAGTTCCTCGCGGGCCTCGGCGTCAAATTCGCCGTGCTTTGGGTCTACTTCAAAGGAAAGGCCGGGAAACCCGCCTTTCCAGAACATCTCACCCGATCCGCCTGCTACCTTACGCAAGTCGAGAAGACGGTTGTAGACGTCTTCCATCCGTGGCGCACCATAGAGTTCGGATTCAATGAGATTATCCGCGACGTGGATAATCCGGGACCAGTGGACTTTCTGTGAGACCAGGGAGCTGGACATGCCATTAGAGGGCTCCTCGAATTGCAAAGTATAGTAAGTAGGCATCCCGTACCGAGGGTTACTGCGATCCGACTCAGAGTAGAGTATTTCGGCAGATTGTTCCCCAAAAATCCTATAATACAGGATTTTCGCAGTGCCCGGGGTCTCGGACGGCCCGGCTACATCGTAGCCGGGGGCGGGAGTATCGAAGTCCTCGCCGTCATCCAGGCCAATGAAAAGAACGCCGAAGCGGCCAATGCCGCTGACGCGGTCCAGGCGGTGGAGATAGCTGTACAGTTTGGACCGCACAATTACCGTATCTACGGCTTTCTCGAACGGGGTTTCTCGTTCTTCCTCAGTCTCATAGATGGAGGGATAATCCTTCCAGCACTCATCTGGTTCCAGGTGGACTACTCGCTTCGCCACATCGCCACGGCGATACATGCGGAGGTAGTCGTGCATTTGGATTATGTCCGGGTGCCCGCATTCCTTGTCAATATCCCGGTTGCCCTCGCGGCCATCCAGGACGGGGATGCCCGCCAGGGCACGGTCGTACAGGTTCGTGATAAATGTGGCGGTGGCCTGGATTTGGTTTAGATTGGACAACTTTGGCTTCCTCTGATATTAGCGTAGCTACTGTCAGCATTGTAGCCGAAGTCCGGGCCATGGCCCAAAAGATCAAGGTAACTGCGAATTTCTGTTAAGAAATTTGCCGAAGTGGATTCTGGTTGCTATACTGGGATTGGTAATTTGATCAGAAAGCAATAACAAAGGAACGCTATGCTCAAAATAAGATTATCCATGTGGAACGACAAAGGAGCCTGTGCTGCGATCGAGGACAAGGAAAAGCCATGAGCCAAAGAGACATAATCAAAGAATTCCATGAAATGCAAGCGATCAACCCCAATTGCGGGGCCGTCTACAACGGCAACACCGCTGTAGAGTGGTATACCCTCTACTGCCAAGCCATTTTGCGTTGCAAACGGCTAGAGGAGCAGATCGAAGAAAAGCCTGGGTTACTTGACGCGTGCCGTACTGCAATGGAGGCGTGCCAACAAAATTTGGTGCATCGTCAGTGGAAAGATGAGGTAGTTTTGCTTACTGCTTTTGACGCGTGTAAAAAGGCGATGATGACTAAGGACTCCATAAACAAAGGAAACGAAATGAGCGGATTTACAGATGATGAAACATTGTCCTGGATTAGAGCAAAGATCGCTACCACTGGATTGCTATCGGTAACGAATCGAGACGTGTACGGATCAATGCATATCCTCGCAGCAGATAGGCGAGGAATGGAGGCGTATATACGGTCAGCCAAGTGCGAGCATAAGCAGGGGGTTATCGCAAACCTTACTGCGGGGCTGCACTCCGCATGCGATACGATCGACAGCCTAGATGGCGATTCATACGAACTGCGCAATATACTGGAATGTTGCGAAAAGTCTTTGGAGATAGCGGAAAACAAGGGAAATTAAACATGATTGAAATATTCATTGGTACTGTTATTGCTGTGGTTTTGTGTATGGGCTGCGCAAGCGGCCTTATTGGCGGAGGCAGGGGCCGCCGTAGGCGGCGATAGCCCTACTTCAGCACTCCGAGCTTAATACCATGCTTAATCAGCATGGTATACGCTCCCGAGGATGCGTCTACCTGGTCATCGTTTACCCCGTCCGGGAAATAGGTAAGTTCCTTAAGGTACTCCTCAAGTACCTTACCTGTCATGGCAGTGTGTACGTTGCCCATGTTGATCTGGGTTGCGTAAGTGTCGGCACGAAGCAACTTGTTGCCCGTGCTTTTCTCGGCAATAACCACGAAGCCGTGGAGCCGTTTCACGGACTCTTTGGCTGCATCGATTCCTGATGACCCTGGCTCTTGTTCTAAGCCTATCCGGACGTGCTTGCCGTCCATATGTGCCCTAGCCTTGATCATCGCTTCTCGCTCATCTGAGGCCCATTGGCCGCGACACACGTCCAAGAGCCAAATTGTCCCGTCGTCCATCAGCCCCATCTTGACGCCTACCGTGTAATCCCCGGCATCGGCCAAGGCCGCCTTGTCCCAGAACCGGACAAGGCGTTTGAACGCCTTGTCCGGTGGGGCTGCCAGGTGATCCTTGTTGATCCGGTCTGCTTTGATGGCCCCGCCGCCGGGGGGAATTGGTTGTTGCAGGATTTGTCCAGCGTAACCATATTCTCCCAACTCGGCCTTCATGCTCAGGAGAACCCGGCGGCTAAGCCGCACGGGGTCGAAGAGGCCGTCGACGTAATTCGCCCGAAGTTCGGGCGGATGAATGAAATCTGTCTCCTCTCCAGGGAGACAGATTAACTTGACGCCTGGGAACTTCTCTAGGAAAATGGCTGTAGGATCCTGAACACTGATCCGCTGCATCACCATGTAGGTCCAGCTAACTTCCTTGTCGACTTTTCGACTAGGAAGTGTTTCTGTGACGTATTTGGCGGCTTCTTCGATCTTGGCCTTGGATCTACCACCCTTTGGGTCGATCGGATCATCGATTCCGATCACATTAGCATGGCGACCTGTGATATTACCGCCCGTACCAGCGGCATATCTATCGCCGCCCAAGGTATTGGACCAGAGGGATTTGTTATTGAGATCGTCGCGGAGCTCGATCTCGGGGAACAACTTCTGGTAAAGGGGGGAAAGAACCACCCGCCTCGACTTTACAGTGAGCTCAAATGCCAGATCCTCGGCAAAACTGGTTCCGATGTATCGGAACCCAGGCATCCTGGTCCAGGCCCAGGGCAAGAGAAGGATCGTAAAAATCGTAGATTTTGACGTTCCGGGGCTCACATTGACCACTAAGTCGTTGAGCTTGGGTTCCCCTCGGAACACACGCTCCATGTTTTCCTGGATTTCCCTACAAAGGTAGGGAATATGCCAGTTGATTACCAGTTTCTCGGTCGATACCATCGGCCAGAATGTCTTGACAAAAACTAGGTAATCGGCGCGACAGATATCGCTCAGGGATTTATAGTAATCGATTTGCATGGCACTTGCTAAACTGTTGAGTTTGGATTAGAATGATGAACTCCCTAACTTTAAGATAAGGCTGCCTTATGTTACCTGCCGATGAACTAGATCCTGGCATCCTGGCGTCCGTTGGACGTCGTGCTCGCCGTTTCCTAGTCACTTCTGGGTTTGTCTCCGACAAACCCATCAAACGCAAGTATTCTCGATCTGAGCTACGCCAGATCGAGAGTATTGCCCACAGGGCCTTGGCTATCTCGAAGCACGGGGCTTGCGCCCAGCTTGCCCGCGACATGGTTGATATCGCGGTGAGTGTGGATAATGCCTGGGTCGAACTGTTCCCTGTGTTTGAACAGATCGACAAGGCCATCAAGAAAGATCATTGCCGTCTGGTAGCTCTACCGGAGGGCTATCAGATTCTGGATTTACATGGCGAAATAGTTTCTCAAGGGGAAACACTCCGGCAGTTGCTATTATCTCATGTACTTCAACACGGTGATCGGGTAACGGGTGGGTACGATCGCGAGGCGGAATGAGGTATTCCTCCCCAATCGACCTCGGATCGACCTTTTGGCCTGTTTTGGCCTCAATGGCGGCGGCCATCCGGTCTTGGTCGTGTTCGATGCGTAAATTACGCATCTTTTGGATGAATTGGATCATGTCCAGGCGGCGGAGCTCGATATTCTCCGCCTTTTTGTCGTCCCTTTCGAGCAAATAGTTCAGAAAATCCAGACCTTCTAGCTCTGTCAGGACTGCATCCCGCTTCCCCTTAAACAGTTTACCGGGGGTAAATCGGATAAAAGTCCGAGGTTTTCCGCTCCTGATGGTAATTTCCAGGTTTAGCGTAGCGAAACCTGCGATGTTCAGGTAGCCTGTTTCGAAGAACTGTTTGACCATGGCGGTGAACACCGACTTGGTCAATGGCCTGACTGTACTCTTGGTTAGACCGTGAATCGCCGCGACTTCGTCGGCGATTGTGGTCTGAGTTGTCTTTTTTTTCTTGAATTTCTTTAATTTAGGCATCTGCCCCTCGTAGATTGTGTATACTATCCGTAATCGCACCCAACATAACACACTTTAAGTAATTAGGTTGAATATGCCGAAAACAATACGCCGAAAACAATACAAAGGCCCACGGTATTGCATGCCCACTGTGCCGCCGGATCAACAAGCAAGCTCCCCCCACTTATCGCCTGATAAGTGGGAGGAGCTTTTGTCTAAAATTAGATATATGGCAGTAGCATATGGCCGCCAGACAGGCATAAACCCTGAAGATTTGTACCAGGCAGGACTGGTTAGGGTATACGCAGAATCTGCTAAGGGGGCTACCTTGGGTAGCCCCCTGTGGCATGCTAGGCGGGCCATGCAAACTGAAGCATCCTCGGAGCGGATATGGCGTCAGGCACCTAAACGGGCGGTGGCTTTACTAAAAGTAGTTCGCGGTGTCTCTATGTCGTTTGATGGCCTAGATGGCTATCTAGGCCTGCTAGCCGGTAGGGATCGCACTGTGTTTGAGCTATGGCTCCAATGTGAGTCTCTGTCTGAGATTAGGCGGCGTGTCGGATTAAGTTCTACGGATGGAGTGAAAGCGGCGGTGGAGCGGTGTACCCGTCTGATTGCACGGCATATTGGGTATACACCCAATATGCCGTGCCTATGGATTAAGCCAAAAACGGATCTCCCGATTGGTGTGACTTATCAGAAGGGTAAGTTCCTAGCCCGGGTCTGCCGAGGAGGAAAGCAATATTGTCTAGGCAGCCACGAAACGGTAGACCTAGCCAAACATGCAGTGGATAGCTTCTTGCTATCCACTGCATAGACGAACGACCACGATCACCGAGCATCCGGTGACCACGTTAAGCCTAACCAAACCACGTCCACCGGATGCTTCGGTGACCACATTGTTATCTTGGAGTTTGTGATTATGTTTATTGAGGAGCAGCCTTCCCTGGAATTCCGGGAAATGCAGGCAAAGGCAGACCACTATCTGTGTAGTATTGTCGAATGTGTGCGTCTATTGACTGTAGAACGTCACCGATGGGTAGCGGCGTCTGGTTCTTGGCGTCCAGAGAGATTGGCGGCTTGTGGACGAGTATGTCTAACTGCCGAAGCATCATAGCAGATACGGCCAATTGCAACATTGCCGTGTCATGTTCATTTACCATCACAATGGTCCTTGGTCGTTCCTGAAAAGATAACGCTAATGTTCAACCGGCGACGGGATAAATCGTCGCCTTGCAAACCGAGCTTGCCGTCGCTCGGTTGCAACATTTTGTTCGACGGCGAATGAGGAATTGATTATGCATTACAGGAATGGACGTGAGGCAAAGAACGGCGATGAGATCGTTCAGATGGATACTGATTCCGCGAAGATTACCGGGGCTGGCGTCTTGATTCGTGCCGTACCAGGTAACGATCATTGCAACGGGATCATGGCAAACGATCGCTCGCAATCATTTGTCGGAGCGTGCTTGTGCGACTGCTTGCACGTCGAAGACGTTGGTGTGTTGCTGTCGGAAAAAGGGCTGAACAAGAGGCCACAGGGCAAGTAGTCCGCATTCATGTTCAGGCGGGCGGCATCTTCGGGTGTCGTCCGTCGAACGACCGTGGTCACCGAGCATCCGGTGACCACGTTAAGCCTAACCAAACCACGTCCACCGGATGCTTCGGTGGACCACATTGTTATCTTCGGCGTTTCTTGCCTGCGGCTGCTAAAGCAAAGGCAAGGATCAGACCGACGAACAAAGTAATACATTCCATTTTTGGGTTCCTTTTAGAGGTTATTTTAGCATGGGCAATGACTGGATCGAGATCGCAGACGGAATGCCGGGAATCAACAAAGTAGTTGAGGTTCAGGATATACGAGGCAATGGCGGGCACGGCGTACTTCGGCTCGAAGGCGATACAAGGCATGGCGCGCAGGACAGCCGGTTCGTGTTCGGCTCACCGGAGAATCACCTACTCTACAATGTTAAAGCGTGGCGACCCCTCCTCGTCAGCGCGGAAATATTGTCTGACCCTCCACTACAGCAGTTGGTGGAAGGACTATCACTACAGGATTAGTGCCAGATAGCCAACACTTTTCATCTCCCATAAGGAAATCAATCTATGGAAATAGCAGAAATACGCACCAAGCTGACCGCAATGATAGTTGCGGACCCTCCGCAAGACAGCAAGGAGTACACCGATTTAGCTGCTCTGATGATAGGCTTCACTACTTGGGCAGCCGGTGGAGCTGGATTAGCCAGCGGATCCTCCAACATAGCAGAGGGGGGCCGTCTTTCCGATACTCAAGCAGTAGGAGTTGGTCTTTTGTGGACTTTGATCCCGGCACTCGAAGACAATGAAGACGAGACTACCCTGGCTGCCTTTTGCCAGGCTTTCAACAACTTGCTCATCCGCAAGTTGAAAGAAAACGACACAGTTGAGACAGCCAACGTAGTCGGCTCTCTCATTGCCATGACCTGCGATATGGTGGCCAACAATTTGTTGGCTCTCCATAGCGATAGGCAGTTGACCGACGAACAAATCGATCACGTATCCCATAACCTGGCCGATGCTTTCATGGAAATAATGACCAAAGAAAGCAAGAAACTTGACCCCCAAACAGGACTGAACAACTAATATGCAAACTGAACTACCGATCACTGTAGGAAGTCGGGTATCCCGCCGCGACGATCCTGATCCCATAGACGGTACTACTGTCCATATGATCTTGGATACTTGGCTAGTCCTACAGGAGAGCCCCATCCACCGCCCATATGTGGGCGGGATCGCAGACTACCAACGCCTATTAGAGGCGCCTGAAGGCTGCATGCTGATAAGCTCTTTCTCGGATTTACGGGTGGGCGACCTAGTGTATGACGGTGTAACGGACGAGTGGGTTAGGGTCGAGCCCGCCCTGACGGATATGGCTGCCGCCCCTGGGTTTATGTATGCCCGACCTATCATTGGAGATGACTACGAGTACGTACCTTATGACGTTGTGTTGGCGGAGGCCCGATTAAACGGGACCGCGTGCGGGTGCGGGTGCAGCGGCGATCGCCGGTGTACATACTTTGCCGATGGTAGGTGGATGAGCAGCGTTATTCCTAGTAACCATCTAGCATATCGCAGGAAGACCGCCAAGGCGGTCGCCCGCGACAAGGCGGCAGAGGAAGCGAAGCGACCGATCGCCGTAGGGGACACGGTTCGGAAAACCGATGGCGTGGCTGAGTATCGGGTGTTAGCTATAGTGGACGAGAAATGGATGGTGATCCAGTGCAATGAGTACGATCCACAGATGGCTTCGCGACGGCGGTTCTGTCGAGTAGCTACCAAGTAATTTCCCTTAACCCAGGTAACCACAGATAATGTTCGACGTAGTAATTCCTTGCAGCCCTAAAGATAACGACAACCTGAAGCAAACGCTCAGATCATTGCGTAACCTGCGGGGTTGGAGGAGTATCTACATCATCTCTCCTGAGCCGATGTCGCTAGACATCGGCGTACCTTACAAGGAAGTCCGTGACTCAGCATTTGACAGTCTATTCACCATCGCTCGCATTAAGGCGAGATGGCTACAGGAGTTCCCAGACATGGCCTATCGCTCATCCTGGGTCTACCAGCAACTACTGAAACTCTACTGCCCTCAAGTAATCCCGGACCTCTTGGACTCTTTCCTCTTTCTTGATTCGGATACCATGGTTTTGCGGGATCTAAGGCTAGATCCCGCGAAGTTTCAGTACTTCATACCCTCCTCGAACCACACCGCGTACAAGGAAAACTACCACAAGCTAACGGGCCTAACCGCGCAGGGTTTCTCGTTCATCAACCACCACATGATGTTCCAGAGACGTTACTTGGGTGAGATATTCAGCTATGTCCAAAGATACCATAACAAGCCATTTTTTGAAGCTTTGCTCGACTCCCTAGATTACACAACCTTGTCTACGACGGCAGAACAAGAAATCTACGGTAATTGGATGTACTTCCACCACAGGGATATCTGCGAGTTGCGGCATCTGAGAACTCGGGATATTAACTACATCCCGAATGATAGCCAACTAGCCGATTTGGCCCAGCATTATGATCTAGTATCTTCCCACGCTTGGTTACGGGGCATCGAGAACCGCAGCTAGTAACTCCTCTCTGACGTACAGGGCAATGCCCCAGCCTCTTGGTGTCTAATGCATTTCTCGCAGGGTTAGTGGTTAAAGACCCCAATGATACCCCATATCCATTAGGCTGATGGTTAAAGACCCCAATGATACCCCATATCCGTTTTCCATAAAAAATACGGCCATATCCGGACACAATCCGGCCAATTCCCCAAAACCACTTTTCTTAATACTCGCAGGGATTTCGACACTTTCCCTATATGTCTGATCCCCTATCCGGCCAAGCGTCCTTTGCTTATTCTAGGATGTTCTTTCCTTGGCCCCATTGCAGCGGCGGCGAGCGAAGCGAGCGGCCTAAAGGGCCCTTTTCTGTCTCTAACAGGCCCCTTTCTGTCTCGGATTTTTGAAAAAAAATACGCGCCAGGTTAATCGCCCGGCATAAGCCGGGCTTAGCATAAGCCCTGGTTATTATGACCCCCCTCACTACAGTAACTTAAATGATGATAAGCGTGGCTTATCATCATCCGTACTACTAGTACCTATACTACTAGTAGTACTAGTAGTATAGGTACTAGTAGTACTAGTAGCTATGCTACTAGTACCCTGCCTATAGTAGTACCCCTAATACCCTGCCTATAGTAGTACCCCTAATACCCTGCCTAGGGGCGTAGTATCTACCCTTGTATGGCAACGTCCGATAATGTTTATTATGTTCGGTTACCCTGCCCTGCCAGTAGAACCGCCGTCTAGACGGCGGTTCTCGCCCTGCCAGTAGAACCGCCGTCTAGACGGCGGTTCTCGCCCTGCCAGTAGAACCGCCGTCTAGACGGCGGTTCTCGCCCTGCCAGTAGAACCGCCGTCTAGACGGCGGTTCTCGCCCTGCCATGGCAGCTACCAAAAAGGTTGAACCATTCAACCATTTGACTTTTACCCCCAAAAGAGGGGTTTTTGTGAGAAGGGTGTTCGTAGTACCTAAACCCTTACGTAGTAAGGGTTTAGGTACGATGCCTTGGAAAGAGAATACCAAGTGTCCAACAGCGGAAAGAAATTGTCCAGAATTGTGGTAATATTCTTTCCAGGGTTATTTTTCAGCGTTTATGCTGGAAATACATTGGTAGGTCGATGAAATCGGCCATAATACTACCTATTAGGACTAGACTTATCGGCCATGGTCGCCGATAATGTATTCGGCGACCAGAAGTTTGGTCGACCGGGGCGGTTCCAAGTGAACCGCCCCCCGATACCGGGAACCAAGACTACCTATAACAGGAGCTCCACAATTCTAAACGATTCCCACTAGTGGGAATCATCGGGCTAGTATCCCTATAACAGCACAATCGGGTTATGCCGATAGTGTGGCTATTGCGACACAATATTCAACGTGGCCTATTAAAAAGCTGGCGCACGTGATGGCTGATCTATGGGTACCATGTATCTGTATTGAGG